CTTAACTACTACATCAATTAATTTATCTAATTGTTCTTTGAATGATAATTCAACTTCTCCATTTTCTGCTTTCTCTAATTCAGCCATGATATCCACTGATTCATATAAAACATCTAATGGAATAAAATGTGGTGTTAAGTATGTTTCTAATTTAATTTCTTCTGCTTCTGGGTTTTCTACTAAACGAATATAGTTACGTTTTAATTTATTTGACATGTCTTAATATCTCCTTTTTATTTCGAAATAAAAGGACGGCATCACACCGTCCTAAAGATAATTTATTTATCTTCAACACGTTCAAAGAATGGTAATTCATAACCTTTTTTCTTTAAACGTTTTTCAAAGTCGTCGACTACTTTTACTTTTTCTTCCACAACCTCATCTTTACGATATTCTTTACCAGTCTTAAGGTCGTTAGCATCTTTCAAAACTTTGTATTGAACCATGAATCAACACTCCTTATGCTGAAGCAGTATTTACTTCTGTTTTAGTGTCATAAGCACCGTTTAACAATTCTTGGAAGAATGAATCGATGTTTGCACCTTCACGAGAACTATCGAATAAGATTTTACGTTTACCATCAGCCACACGGTGCATTGCAGTACCTTCAGATTCTTCTGAACTGAATTCCCAATCTTCTTCAGCAGTTTTACCTTCTAAGCTTGGATCAGAAAACATAACTTTAGTTAAACCGACTTGTTGATAAGAACCATCTTTACGTTCACGTTTAAACCAAACTGCTACATAATTATTTTGCTTACCGCGTTTTTCTGCATACACACCATTTTCGTCATAAATTTCATTGAAAATTAATTCACGAATTTCTTGAGGGAAAGCATGCATTGTCATAGAAATTTTACCTTCACCGTCTGTATTACCTGATTCAATAATTGAACCGTCAGCGTAAGCATTAACAATTTCTCCACCAGTTTCTACTGAAATTTCTTGTAAACCACGAGTTTGTGTTACATTTGAATATTTGATAGTACCGTCTAATTCATCTGTTTCTAATAAAGCGAAACCTAAATCTTTAATGTTGATAAATGATTTTGGCGTTTTAGCATATTTAACCATTTAATTTTCCTCCTCATAAAAAATTGCTTCATATCGTCTTGTTGAGCGATACAAAGCAAATTCTTTGTTATATTCATTTCCTAAATTACTTACTTGCCCTGTTTTCAATTCTTTCCAGAGCAAATCACTAATACGTTGTGATATTTCGTTTCTTCTTAATCGTGCATTGTAATCTGCATTAGCTTTCACAAATACATCTATTTGAACAATATAACTATACGCTGCACGTTCTCCGTCATAATGTACTTCGGGAATAGGATCATCGAAATCATCTAATACGACATAAGGCTTCGTGATGTCTTTAACGTCAGGATAGTCATTGAACTTTACATTCTTGATATCTAGTATTTTCATTAGCTTTTCGTCATCTTTTAGGACGCTGTATATTTTATTTAATATATCAATCATAGTAGTTTCTCCACTTCTTCCTGTACCGTTTTATAAAATTCTTTCTCAGCTGTACGCAATGCTTTATCTATCGCCCCAAAACCTTTAGGACGAATAAACTTACCATTTCTAGCGTGAAAGCCTTTCTCGTTTAAATGAACAATAGAATATCTGTGATGTGGTCCTTCCCAATATACTCGAACAGAACGAACGCCTTTATCCCAATAAGGCGCTGATAGCTTAGCCTCTTCATACTCTGCGCCAGTATCTCTAAAGTAACGAATATTACTTTTGATAGCGTCTAAAACAATATTTCCTGCCTTAATCAACGCCTTATCTATGATTTTGTTCATTCTTTGACGACTAAATCTCTTCTCCAAATCTTTTTGAAGTTGTTTTAATCCATCTGCACGAATACCACTGAAATTATTACTCGCCATTCGATACCACCCCTGCAGTTAACATTAAAAATTGTTCGTTCTCTACATCAGGTTGTACTAATTTAATATTCAAATCTTGATGAATATATGGCGAATCTATTGCAACGTAATGCTTTTCGTTTGGTATATATTGCCCGTGTGTTTCACGTATAAATATCTTCACATCATGTTCTGTACCATTTGCAATTGCTTGTTGTAATTCAGTCATTTTCCACTGTGGAACGTATGCCCAACAATGATATAAAACTCTTTTGCGTTTTACACCTGCTTCTGGTCCTTCATTCTCTTGATACTCATAAAAATGAACACGCGTATTTAACTTTTTTGTTGTAATGAATGGTTTTTTAAATTTACTTTTCATTTACATCACGCTCTCTTAATGTCAAAAAGCCAAAGTGTAACAAATCATCTTGATAATTATCGTTAAAGAACTCTAATAAATCTTCATAATCATATCGAGCGCGTGCAAAAACTAAGTTTTTACCATTCAAATTACTATTAATATCAAATACGCCAAAACGTGTTTCTAAGTTCTCGTAAGACATATTTAAAACACGTAATAAATGTTCATCTTCTGTATCATGAGAAATCTTAGTGTATTCTTTAAATTCATCTAAAATTTCATCCGATATCTTAACGCTTGGCATTAGTATCAACTACTTTCTTAGGCTTGTGCTGCCCCGTCTGTAGTACCGCCTGCAGGAGTTGAAGTACGAACTGCAGTAGATAATTCTAAGTCATATACGCGTGATGCATTATTGTCAGCTGGTTGACCATAAGCAAAAGTTTTAGCAGTGTATAAAATACAATCTTCTAAAGCTAATGTTTCGTTGAATTTTTTAACTGTTAATCCACCACCACGTACTGCATCATAGCGATCAGTTACAAAAGCAACTAATTTATTTGTTGGAACAAATTCAGATGATACGATTTGTACGTTATAAGGTAATACAGTTACAAAACCACCGTTAGCAGTTAAATAAGTGTAACGTGCTTGTACATCCCATGAGTCTTGTGGATTAACTACTAATACAACTTTACCGTCAATGTTTACCTCTTTACCGTTTTCTTTAACAGATAAGCCTTTTAATACATCCTTTAATTCATTCACAGTTGTATCTGCATCAGCAAAAGTTAAAGTGCCAGAAGGAGTTTTATCAACTACACCGCCGTTTTCTTGAATATCTTTCATTAAACCTACTGGTTGGTCTTTGGATGCACCTTCACCAGTTAAGAAAGCAGCTTCTAAAGCAACTGAAATAGCTTCTTCAATTTGAGTACGAACAAAACGTTCTACCCAGTTAGGTCCAAACATTTTTAAGTCATCTGGAATAACTACAAAACAAGTTAATTTAGATTGTTTGAATTCTTCTTCATCAAACGCTGCATCTAATTGACCTTTAATTTCACCAAAGATTTTACCCCAAACTGCTTGACCAGTTGGTTCTGCTTTAATGATACGTGTTACTAAACCTGCATTTTGAATATTGATTTTTGAAAGTAATGGATGTTCTGATTGTAAATCATCAAACACACGTTCAATGACTGTTTCAGGTAATAATTTTTCTTCTTTATAACCAACTTCTGTATTAATTTCATTGAAGAATTTACGTTCTTCTGAAGTTAATGGATCTTGCGAACGTTTTGCTAAGATACCATTGTCTACAACACGATTATTCACTTCTGCAGAAATTTCATCTTGTAAATCGTTTGATAATGCGTCAAACATCTCTCCAAATGCTTTTGATTGTTCTTCATCACTTGCACCATTACGTACTAATTCAGCAAAATGTGCTTTGTGATCTTGATAGTTCTTTAATTTTTCTCCGACTTTAATAACCATAATATTCCTCCTTAAATTTATGCATAAAAAATAGCCATTAACATCAATTGTTAATAGCTACTTAAAACGCAAATCTTGAAAATTTATTTTCTTTTGGTGGTGGATTAGTACCTCCACCTTGGCCTTCGCCTTCATTACCTTCGTCATCGCCCTTTTCTAATTTATCTAGGCGTGACTTAATGTTTTTAACCTCATTTTCCAAATCGGCAATACGTTGCTCATTTGAATCATCACTTGAAGATTCACCTGGTGTTCCTTCTTCTGCTTCATTAATCATTGCATTAAGAATACTTCTTTGTTCTTTGAGTCTTGCGATATACTTAGAATCTTTCAAATTACTTACACCTTCTTTCTGCTTCTCAACAGATTTACGAGATGATTTCTCATCTGCAAAACCTTTATTGATTGCTTCATCTGCAGTTAACCATGTTTCATTAGTGATTAGATTAACAATCTCATCACGGTCTAAACCTGTTCTATCGTGATATATATCAACAATAGATGTATCAATTGCAGTTAAAGCATTCAATGTTTTCTGAATATCTGATTTATTACCAAAAGCCATTGTAGAAGCCTCATGTACCATCATATTTGCACCTGTTCGGATGATAATCTTATCTCCTGCCATTGCAACTAATGATGCAGCACTTGCAGCTAATGCAGTGACTTCAATTGTGATGTGATTGGATAAGGACTTTAAGTAATTATAAATTTCTATCCCTTCAAACACATCACCACCGCCAGAATTTAAACGAATAACAATATCTTCTTTAACATTATCAAGCGAATCTTTCACAGCTTTAGCGCTGATAGTGTCGTCAAGAAAAGATAAGTTAGCAATAGTACCTGACAACGTTAAAATGTGTTTGTTATTCTTAGTTTCGTTTCTAAAAACTGGCGTGACATTTCTTACAATCGGATTACTCATTATTAGTCTCACCCCCTTCTGTTGATGAAACTGATTCGTAGTTTTTAGTTAATACGTATTCATCTAGGTGTTCATCATCTCCTGGTTCATCGCCAAGCATCACACGAATTTGATTACCAGTATAAGTACCAGAAGAACGCAGTTTATCAATCGCTTCTGCTAATTCGATTGGGTTTTTCTTATCTATACCGACAATTTCAATACGTTTGTTTTCTCTTAGGTACTCATCTTTAAAGAATAGCTTAGCATTTAACTCACGCTCTAATTTCTTAGTTAACGGTTTGAAACAGAATTTGTTAGTTGCTTCAATCGCTTTTTCTAAGTCTGCATTTTCGCCTAGAATTAGAGAGGGTGATACACCGACAATACGTGCAATATAGATGAGAATATCTTCTATTGCTTGTCGTAACTCTTTGAAATCTGAGCCATTCGCACTAGAATTGTTTGTTGAATGTTCTTCGTATTCTAAACCTTTAGTCAAAGGTACAACTGCAACTTGATTTTTCTCAAAGGTATTAAAAATCATATCAATATAATCTTGGATGGCTTCCGTAGATAACGTTGTAGTATCTACATTCAAAATACCTCGTATTTGATTTTTCTTGAGTTGCATATTCAACATACGGCCGAATACTTCGCCATAATCTTCAAATAGTCCCAATGAAAATTTATCTAACTTTTCATTGGCATATTCTAAATAAATAACATCATCCATTGAAAAGTAGCGATTATATTTATAGTCGTTAACCATAACTGAATTAAAACGATGCGGTAGTAGTCCTAATTCTGTTTCATGTTCGAAATCATCTGCCACATATAAATAATCATCATCTGATTTAATGATTAAAGCTTCGTTATCGACAATAAGTTTATAAATAAATTTTTGCCAAAACTGTGTAGCATTTTGATTAGGATTAGGTCTAACATTCAATAAATAATACACATCATCTTTAGTGACATGATCGTTTTCTTTTACTCTAAATTCAGATTGAGCGATTGTTCTTGCTACATACTCAACAACCACATTTAAAGCCATTCTTTTAATATAGGCTTTAGAACTTGTATCTTGTAAAAGTTCTAAGTCATACATCCATGAAATCTCTTTATTCTTTCGGAATAACTTATCGAACAGTCCCATAGCTTACTTCCTCCTTCCTTTAAAATCTCAAGCTTCTTAACAGATTGATTTCTTCTTCTAAATTAGAATCTTTTAAATCATCTGCTCTATACAATGCATGTATAAAAGCTTGGAAACCGTCAGTTTTACGTCTTATAGGTTCTTTCTTCTCATACTCTTTGTTGCCGTCTTTGCGTATCTTAACGGCAACGTTTTGCGTGTACCAACGCATTAAAGGGTTATCACCAAAGATAAGATGATGTTGTGCGAACATATCTTCAACTCTTGGTGCAAGTAATGATTGAATTGCGCGTGTATTTTTTATTACTTCATATTCGATGCCTGCATCTTCAAACAACGGTCTAAGTAAGTCCATTCGGAAGTTATCTGCTACAACTTTTTGTAATCCGTAATTCTTTTGTGCTTCGATAAACCAATCAATAATATGTTTAGGGTTTATTGTTGGTTCATCTACGATTGTGAGTAAACCTTTTTTCTCCCATTCATGAATAGGTGGCTTTAATTTGTATTTATCAAGGAATTCTTTTCTAGCAAACGAGTGGGTTTTCCAAATATAATCATCACCAGATCTAAACAATAAACCGACTGCTGCAAAGTCTTTTAAACTTGCATAGTCAAGTCCACCAATACATTCATTGTTTTCAAGTGGGGGTATAGGTCGATTTGTAGCCATTATGTCATCCCACGGTGCTACAACGCTTTGTGTGTCGGTTTCAGGCATATTCATTCGTTTAGTCATAAATTCCGGTCGATTAGATGGATTAAATTGAAGTCCTAGATATTGTTGATGCACTTCTTTGAATAATTGAGCGCCATATTCACTTTTAGGGTTTTCAAACATTGGGTTTGCCTTTTCCCAAAGTTCTGGTTTATCTATTTCTTCTTTATCATCAATTTTACAGATAAAAGGAAATAGTCTGTCTTCTGGATTAATACCTTTTAAGACATTGTCTGCTCTTTCTTTTAATCTATCTAAAAAACCTTCTCTTACATATCCGTCTGTACCTATGTAAAAAGTACGAGGATGAGCGACTTTACCTAATCCACTTCGTTTGATATTAATAATCGTATCTTTTTCATAAGCATGGACTTCGTCAAAGAAAATACAACCTTCACGAGCGCCATCTTTCGTTTTCTCATTAGATGTATCGAACAAGAATTGTGATTTGGTATCTGTACCCTCCACGTAAACCTTACTTAAATAAAAAGGGTTGTTAGGTCGTTCACCTGTAATATATAGATTGTTGCTTTCTATCATTTCATAGATTTCTCTAAAACTTACTAATGCTTGTTTCTCACTATTAGCTACAACCGACATATTATATTTAGGAATACCGTGTAATGGTGTCATAAAGAACGCTGCTAACGTACTAATATAACCGTTCTTACCACCACCACGAGCCATTGAAATGAAAAATTCTGAAAAGTAAGGTGTTTTAGTATCTTTT